AACCAGCTACTAAATCTATAAACAAAAAAGATAAATTAGTTGAAAATTATAAAAAGCAAGATAAAGATTTAAGATTACTTACTTATAAGATATTAGTAGAAACATTTAATAAAAAGTATTCTAATTTAAATGATGACCAAAAATCATTATTAAAAGAGTATATTAATAATTTAAGTAATACAACTGGATTTAAATCTTATGTGGAAAAATCTATTCCATCTATTATAAAAGAATTAAAATCAATTAAATCTAAAGTTAAAGATAAAGTAACTAAAATTAAGTTAGCAGAAACTATTTCTGTTTTATCTAAAACTAAAATTGGAAAAGTTGTTTCTGATAATCATGTTTCATCAATAATGATGTCATATGAATTAATTAAAGAATTGAAAGTTAAAATATGAGTTTAAGGAAGTTAGTTGAAGATTTAATTGCTGAAATTGAGCAAGAAAATGTAGATATTGATGAAGCTACAACCACTGGTGATGTGGCTGGGTATAATACTCCTAATGCTTTCAAAGATACTGATGGTACTGATGAAGATGAAGAAAACGATGATGAATTTGTTGATGCCATAAATAAGGGAAATGGTTACAAAAGGGTTAGTGAAAATAGATGGTTAGAATTAAAAAAAGATGAATCCACACCAAGACAAAAAATTGGTAGAGGGATTTCTCAAGTTAATAAGCAACTTTCTGAAATTGAAACATTCCTACGATGGTATGGTAGAATCAAAAAAGAAAGTGATTTAAATTCAGACCAATATTGGAAAAGAACTCAAAAGAATTTGTTCAAAATTAGAGAAAGATTGAACACTATTGTAACGCAGATTAGCAAATTATAATTGGGAATTAATATGAATATTACCATAGATAGTATCAAAGAAACCCTCAGAGCCATTATGGCTGAAGAAACTGAGTATCAAACATTTTTCAAAAAAGCTTTAGAAAAAGCAGGAAAATCTATTCCATCAATGAGTGATGAAGAAAAGAAAGCATTCTTTAATAAGATTGATGCTGCTTGGGATGGTAAGGGTGAAAAGAATGAAGAGTTAACTGATAAACAAAAGCAGTTAGATATTGATGGTGATGGTGAAATTGAAGCATCTGATTTAGCAGCTCTTAGAGCTGGTGAAAAAGTAGAAGAATCACATGATTGTGGATGTGGATGTGGTGGAGTAACCGAAGGAGGTTGTTCAACTAATATCTCAGAAGGAAAACATGATAAGACTTTAGATAAACTTGCTGACCTCGTAAAAGGTGCTAAATCTTTTATGGATATAGGTAAAGAATTAAAGAAAGCAAAAATCAAAGATTATCACTTTAGTACAAGTATGTTACCAATGTATGTAATTAATATAGGTGGTGCTAAAGTAGCAATCTTAAATAAGAAATACGCTGATGGAGCTGAAAGAATTGTTGGAACTACTGCAATTGGTTTAATGGAATCAGTAAATGAAGGTATGTTTGGTTTAATTGACCAAATAAAGCAAGATTCAAAAGATGCTAAAGATTTCGTAAAGAATATTTTTTCAGATAAGAGCTTTAAAGATATGAAAAACGATAAAGATTTTATCAAATATCTTAAATCTATATATGAAGGTTTTAAAATTTCAGAGGAGTTAACTTTTGAAATAAATACATTTTTAGAAAGACCAATTTTATCAAAAAATAAAATTACACTTGAAAATTCAAATATAAAAGATGTAATTAACGTATTAGTAAAAGAAGGAATTCACAAAAGATTATCATCTGGTGTGAAGAGAGAATTTACTGAGTTACTAAAAAAACATAAATAAGGATAGCCATTATGAAGAATCTATTAATAGAAACAAACTTATTTGAAGGAAGGGTGAATGAAGATTCATCAGGAAGAACTATGGTTAAGGGTATCCTTCAACGTTCAGGTGCAGAAAATCAAAATGGTAGAGTGTACCCAAGAGAAGTATTAGAAAGAGAGATAAATAAATATCAAACTCTAATTAAAGAAAGAAGAGCATTAGGTGAATTAGACCATCCAGACTCTTCAGTTATCAACTTAAAGAATGTATCACATAATATTAAAGAGGTACATTGGGAAGGTAACGATGTTGTAGGTACAGTGGAAATCTTACCTACTCCTTCTGGAAATATATTAAAAGAATTATTAAGAGCTGGAATCCTTTTAGGTATCTCATCAAGAGGTATGGGTTCTACTCAACCAATGAAAGATAACAAACTTTTAGTTGGTGAAGATTTTGAACTAATCGGTTGGGACTTTGTATCCAACCCATCTACACATGGTGCATTTATGACTCCAATGAACGAATCAGTAGTTAAGAATATTGGTACTGATGTTTGTGGAAACTTTTGTAAAGCACAAGATTTAATGAGAGAAATTATAACGGAATTAGGATAATGAGTAAAAAGAATTTTGACATATATGATTACGTTCACAACAACAAATTTACTTTGCAGGTTGAGAACAAAACAGGTAATAAAGTAAACAAAGGATATAATGATATCAGAAAAACTAACATAAACGAAGTAAAAATCGTAGATGGTAAGTTTTCATTATCTGAATCATTAGAAGGTGAGAAAAAATTATCAACTGAGGTTAAAAAACACTTCTTAGAAATTATCTCAACTTATAAAGCATTTCAAGAACAAATGAAAAGACAATCTGATATCGTTGAGGTAGCAGAAACTTTAGGTGGTATTGTTGAAGCAGCTAAAACACTAACTCTTTCAGAAAACGATGATTGGTTCGATAAAGTAACCATCAAAAGAAATATGAGTGAGTTGGAAAAAATGGATAAAGCATTTGATAAAGTTGCAACTGAAGCAAGAAGCTTAGATGAAAGGTTACATGCATTATATGAAGATATGGGTAATATTTTAGGTAGATACTATGAGATTGCTGATATCGATGTAAATGTAGCAAACGAAAGATTGGGTAAAAAATAATACAATGATTAAACTAACTGATTTATTAGAAGCTGAAAAAGCATTCACCGCAACGAGTAAAGAAACTGGTAACGTATCAGTATTCAAAACAAAAGCAGCTAGAGATGCTGCTGTAAAGGCTGGTTCTCACGAAAAAAGAAAAACTGATAAAGATGATGCAGTAGATGTACCAACTGGGGAGAAGAAACCAAATATGTTCTCTAAAGATACAGGATACGATGCTGGTGGAGAAGAACCTAAATCAGAACCAAAAGATTCATCTGGTGGTAGAGCTGGCAATCCTAAAATAAACAAAGCCGTTAGTAGTAAAGCAAAGGAGTTAGGAATCACTCCACAAAAATTAGGTAAAGAAGAATACGAAAGTAGAATGAGTAAGGCAGCTGTTGAAGCACTAACTGATTCAAACTTTCATTCTGAAGCAAGAAAACTAATTTCAATATTAGAAGATAAACCTGAATGGGATTCTAATCCAATGAATGACCCAGACAAACCAAAAGATGTATTTTCTAAAGAATATGATGAATGGAGAAAGAATACTGTATTCTCTTCTGAACTTTACGATTCTGCAGAAGGTACTGATGAAATTGCACATTTAGCAACTAATCAATCTGGATGGGAAGGTGAAACATCAGTAGATGCTATTGCATATGATTTGAAAATGAATGGTAGTAAGAAATTAGCTGCTAAAATACAATCAATATTTGAAGGTAAAGTTTCTAATGGATTTAAGAATCATAGTTTAAAAAACTTAATGTAATAAGATGCCTGCACAATCACAACAACAACAAAAGTTATTTGGATTGGCATTAGCATTCAAAAGAGGTGAAGTACCCGCTTCAGAGGTTTCAGATGAAATAAAAGATATTGCTGATAGAATGAGTGAAAAAGATATTGAAGATTTTGCAGCAACGAAACATAAAGGATTACCAAAGATGAAAGAACAACTTAGAAAAATCGTAAGAGAGATAATGAGAGAAAGAGTTATCTCTGAAATGAATGAAGAATCAGTAAATGAGGGAGTAGAACCTCAAATCAAAAAGATTGCTTACTTTACAGGTACAAGACCTGAGGCAGTTGAGGATTTTGTTTCTAAACATGCATTGAATATTACGAAACTTCTTAAATATGTTGAAAAGGGAAATCTTAAAGATAGAATGTCATTCGTATCTGCAATAGCTGGTAGACCAAATAATCCTGTTCAAAAGAAAATAATTAAAATGTTTAATGAATCAACAATCAACGAAGGATACTCTACTGAAGAGAAACGAATCGTAATGATGGCAGTTAGAAAACTTTCTAAATATCGTAATGTACCAATAGACCAATCAATAAATGATTTGTTAGGAGCAGGTGCAGAACTACAAAGAGATATTAAAAAGGGTAAGATTAAAAAATAACCCTATACACTAAATCTATAAAAAACTTATTATTTTCTTTAGTTTTTTATTGTTTTATAAATTTTTATATATTTATTCTTATAATAACCCACGTCTATGTGGGTTCCATTGGTTAATGAATACTGACTTTTAATGTTTAGTGACCGAACAACCAATTTACACTAATCTACATTGAGGTTTCTCAATAACTTCAGAAAATTTAAAAAGTAACAAGTAAAATGGCAAATTCAAAATTGTTAAAAGAAGCAATTGCTGATGCTAAAGCTGTAAGAGAAACTGCTATCGCTAACGCTAAAATCGCATTAGAAGAAGCTTTTACTCCAAGACTACAATCTATCCTATCAAAGAAGCTACAAGCTGAAATGGAAGGTGAAGAGGAAGAAATGGAAGAAGAGTTAGATTCTAGTGATATTGGTAAAGGTGATGAGGATTCTCCAGTTGAACCATCGGACGTTGCATCTGACGCACACACAGAACTTGGACCTGAATCTGAAGAAGAAACTGCAGAAGTAGGTGATGAGTTGGAAGAGTCGGAAGTTTCTGAAGGCGAAGAGTCTGAAGAAATTGAAGAAGGTGAAGGGCATGATGATGACGAAATCGAAGAAGCTCAAGTCTCTGAAGAAGAAGAGGTAGAAGAAACTGTTTCTGAAGAAGAAGAAGTAGAAGAAGGTTCTCACGAAGGTGAAGAAGATTCTATGGACGAAGAAGAAGAAGTAGAAGAAAACTACAAAGAAGAAGAAGAGATGGAAGAAGAAGATGAGTTAGATTTAGAAGCTATCATCAAAGAATTAGAAATGGATATGGAAGATGAAGAAGAAGTTTCCGAATTGGAAATGGATTCTGAAGAAGAAGTATCTGAAGAAGAAGAGGATGAAGTTCACGAAGAAGAATCTGAAGAAGAAGTATCTGAAGAAGAATCAGAAGAGGAAGTTGAAGAAACTATCTCTGAAGAAGAAGATGAAGATGATGACGAAGAAGATATCGACTTGGATGAAATCCTTAGAGAAATGGGATACGGAGAAGAAGAAGAAATGGAAGAAGAAGTAGTAGCTGAAGAAGAAGCTAACGAAGAGGTAGTTAAACTACAAACTGAGTTAGAAGAAGCTTACAATACTGTGAAAACTTTACAATCTACTATCAACGAAGTAAACCTTCTTAACGCAAAATTATTATACGCTAATAGATTGTTCAGAGCTTATAACTTAAACAATGAGCAAAAATCTAAAGTTGTTGAAAACTTAGACAGAACATCATCTGTTAGAGAAGTAAAATTAGTTTACGCTACGTTAGCAGAATCAATGAATTTTACAGGAACTGAGAAGAAAACTAAGAAAGTTGTAGCTGAGGCTGCATCTAAACCAGTTGCTTCAACTGCTCCTTCAAAAGAAATTATTTCTGAGAACACAAATGCATTAGCTGAGAGATTTAAACAATTAGCTAATATTAAATAATTAACTTAACATTAAAAAAGGAAAAATAAAATGGCAAATTTTGATTTATCTAAACTAATGGAAGGAAAGAACCCACAGTCTGTAATGTTGGAAGAAACAAGACAACTAAAAGGTAAGTGGGAATCTACTGGACTTCTAGAAGGTTTAAACGCAAAAGAGCAAGGCGCAATGTCTGTTCTTTTAGAAAACCAAGCAAAACAATTGCTTGATGAGGCAAGTTCTACTGGAACTGCTGCAAATAGTGAAGAGTGGAGCGGTGTTGCTCTACCTTTAGTAAGAAGAATCTTTGGTGAGATTGCTTCTAAAGAATTCGTTAGTGTACAACCAATGAACTTACCTTCAGGACTTGTATTCTATCTAGATTTCAAATATGGAACTGCTAACGCAGGAAGAAGTACTGGTGCTGCTGGTTCTTTATTCGGTGGTGCAGGTGGTGCTAATGTAGGTGCTGGATTTGGTCAAACTAAATCAGCTGAGAATGGATTATACGGTGCTGGTGCATTCGGATACTCTGTAAACGAAGCTTCAACTGACGTTGCTGCTAGTGATTCTGCTTTCGCTTCTGCTTCACATGCTGATGTAGGATATGATGGTGCATTATCTGCTTCTATTGAAGCTGGTGATATCCAGAAAATTACAATCGCTAAGAGTGATATCGCTGATACTCTTGATGTAGATGCATTATCATCTATTATCGTAACAGGTGCTGCTGTAACAGGTGAAACATACGGACAATTCGCTAAAGTGGATGGTGCTAATATTATTTTATTTGTTAACACAACTGCTGCTAGAGGTTCAGCTGTAATCGCTGTAGCTCATTCAGTAATCCCTGCTGATTATAACAGAGGTGATTTTGAAGATACTGATGGTTCTGTAACTAACTTGGATATTCCTGAAGTTGATTTAGAATTAAAGTCTGAAGCAATCGTTGCTAAGACTAGAAAACTAAAGGCTGTATGGACTCCTGAATTAGCGCAGGATTTAAACGCTTACCACTCAATCGATGCTGAAGCTGAATTAACTTCTATGTTATCTGATTACATCTCATTAGAGATTGACTTAGAAATCTTAGATATGTTAAAGTCTAACGCATTGACTACTGAGTACTGGTCAGCTACAATCGGTGAGGAATTTGATGGTTCATCTTGGTCTGCTGGTAATTCAGCTCTTGCGTACCAAAAGAACACTTGGTTCCAAACTTTAGGTACTAAATTAAACAAAGTATCTAATAAGATTCACCAATTGACTTTAAGAGGTGGAGCTAACTTCGTTGTTGCTTCTCCTGATGTATGTACTATTTTAGAATCGATTCCTGCATTCTCTATCTCAGCTGACAAAGATGCTTCATCTTTCGCTGCTGGTGTAACAAATGTTGGTTCACTTGCTAATAGATACACTGTGTACAAAAACCCTTACATGACTTCAAATGAAATCTTGTTAGGATTTAGAGGTTCAAACTTCCTAGAAACAGGAGCAGTTTACGCACCTTATGTACCATTAATTATGACTCCATTAGTGTATGACCCGAATAACTTCACTCCAAGAAGAGGAGTTATGACGAGATACGCTAAGAAGATGGTTAGACCTGAGTACTATGGTAAAGTTCTTATCAAAGACTTACAGTCTATCTAATCGGAACGTAGTTCAGATTAAATAAATTAAGAGGGAACGAAAGTTCCCTCTTTTTTTATGTCCTTTCTAAAAACACTATTCTTATATTTCTTTATATTTATAGATACGATACTAAAGAGAGGAATAATTTATGGCAGTAGAATACATATACCCAGGTTCATCATCATTCTCAGCAGGGGATACTCCATTTGGAACTTTTGATTCGGATGCATTATTCGTAGTAGATGCGCCAAAAGTGGCTAATTGGTGTGCAAAACGATTAGGATACCCCATTCAAAATGTAGAATTGGTTGATGAAAGTTTATTTGCTTGTTTTGAAGAAGCTACCTCAGAATATGCTTCGCAAGTAAATCAGTTTAACATTAGAAATAACTTAGATACATTAAAAGGAAATCCAACAGGTTCAAATTACAGTGGAAAATTAGTTCAAGGTTCAAATCTACCTGATTTGGTAGCAATTTCTGATGCCTATGGTACTTTAGCTGGTGTAGGTGGTAACACCGATATTAAAACTGGTTCTATTGATTTAGTAGCTGGGCAGCAAAACTATGATTTGGATGTTCTTTTCGCTAATGTAAGTGAAAGTGCTAACCGAATCGATGTAACAACAGTATTCCATGAAGCAACTCCAGCAGTAAATAGATTCTTTGACCCTTACTCAGTAAGTGGACAAGGAACTCTTAATTTAATTGATGAGTTTGGATTTGGTTCATTCTCACCAGCTGCACAATTTGTATTGATGCCAATATTTGAAGATGTATTAAGAATACAGGCAATTGAATTCAATGATACTATTAGAAAATCGGCACACTCTTTTAATATCGTAAATAATAAATTACAAATTTTCCCAATACCAACAACTGGGGGTAAATTATGGTTCGAATATTTTGTTAGAAATGAATTTATTCAAAACTCAACAAATGTAACTGTGGATGTAGTATCAGATTACTCAAATGTTGGTTATGATTTTATCCCATATACATCTATAAATGATGTGGGTAAACAATGGATTAGAAAATACACACTTGCTCTTGCTAAAGAACTATTAGGAGCAATCAGAGAAAAATATAGTTCAGTACCTATTCCTGGTTCCGAAATATCGTTGGATGGAGCAGCATTACGAGCTGAGGCTCAAACTGAAAAAGATGCTTTGATTGAACAACTCAGAGAAAACTTAGAAGAGTTAAGTAGAAAAAATCAGTTTGAAATTAGAAATAACGAATCTAATTATCAGCAAGAAATGTTACGAAAAGTTCCACTAACGATATACACCGGATAAAATGCCAAGATTTGCATTAAATAGAGACATAAGATTCTTTGAATCTATTTCAAAGGAATTGGTAGATGCTGTAATTGAAACTACAGTAGTACTTTTCAAGCTCTCTATTGAAGATATCTCAACAAACCTTTATGGTGAATCCCTAAACAAATCTTATTATCAAGGTACTGAATGTACTGCGGTAATTGAAAGAGATGATTCTTCGGTTTCATATGAAGGATTTGGTGCTGATAGTGGACAAAACGTAGAATTTAGATTTAATAGAGTTACTCTAAAAGGAAAAGGATTCTATCCAGAGATTGGAGATATTATAATGCATAACGATGCATACTTTGAAATTGATAATGTAAGAGAGGACCAATTAATTGGTGGACAGAGTGGGGAGAAATTCTCAATCATTGCATCAACATTTATGACTAGAAGAAGTTCTATTCAAACTGAAATGAGAGTTATTTAATGAATAAGAAAGAAACAAATAGAGCATTACAAAGAGGTATAGATAAGGAGTACACTAAGGGTGTTAAACTTTTAGATGTAGATACTACTATTGCTGAGTATATGGTGGATACTGTGATACCTGATGTTGAAGAGCATGGTAATCAAGTTAAAGTTCCTTTATTATATGGTAATGCTGAACGATGGAATAACGCTAGAGCAAAAGGATATCTGAGAGACCAAAGAGGTAAGATTCAAATTCCTTTAGTAATGTTCAAAAGAAACTCTATCGAAAGAGATACAAACTTAGCACAATTTAAGGATGTAAATACTTTACCAGCTTATAGAAAATATTCTAAACAAAATAGATACGAAAGATTCTCACTACAACCTAATGCACAAAAAGCATTTGAACAATATGAAGTTTCAGTACCTGATTATGTAACTGTAACTTATGAGGTAATGATTTGGACATCATTTACCGAACATATGAATACCATAGTTGAAGCATTTCAATATGCAACTGATAGGTATTGGGGAAATGAAGATGGGTACAAATTTAGAACTCGTATTGATTCGTTTGATAATCAACAAGAAGTAGGAGAAGGTTCAGAAAGAATCATTAGAACTTCTTTCACTATGGTAGTGAACGCTTACCTACTTCCTGAAACATATGATGAGAAACCAACTGTTAAAAAATCATTCACTCCGAAGAAAGTTGTATGGGGTATAGAAACTGACTTAACAGGTATGAGATTCTCAAATCCTAATATTTATAATGAGTATCAGAACGTTATAGATTTTGTAGCAATTAGAGGTTCCAAAGATGCAAATATCAATAAGAGTTTATACCCAGATGAAACGGCAGATGGGGTAACAAATAAATTCTCTTATTTTTATTTAGATAATGTAGAATTACCTATCTTACCACAAGAACTTAGGGGTACGTTTGATACTAAAGGTTGGTTTAGAATCTATATAAATGGAGTGTTTATAACACCAAACGGATATACATATACATTCAATGGAACTCAAAATAGAATATTATTTAAATTAGATAATACTCAGGCATTTGAATCTGAAGGACCTTTAACTAATGTTTTAGATACTGAAGATGAAGTATCGGTAACTGGTAAATTTATTGAATTATGAACATCTTTACTTTAAAAAATATAATGAAAGAGGTAAATGCACCAAATACATTTCAAGGTGTTCCATCCGATAAACCAAATGGTGATAGATATGAATTCTATCATCCACTTTATTGGATTTTTAAAGTTGAGAATATGAGAATTAAAACTTTAGATTCAAGACTTAAAGATAAAAGAAAACCGCATGCAAGATTTGATGTTTTTATGTATTTATTAACAGATGATTCTCAAGGTGAACTATTCGTTAGAAGTCAAGATTATGTTTACGAGCAAGTTGGAAATGATTTTTATGTGAAGATGAAAAAAGAAAACTTCCCATTGGAAGATAGAAATGGAGACCCTTGGTCTTTCTCTACTGATGATAGGATATTTATAAAAGGTGATATTGAACGAGTTAACTAATGAGTAGAAAGGTTCCAAACATATACGCAGGTAATACAGTAAAAAAGAGAGATAGACAATCTTTTAAAAATTTTGTATTAGAAGTAATCGAAGATACTTTTATCAACGAATTTACTCCAACATCATCATCTTTGGATTCCAATACTCAAAAATTATTTACTTTATTTTTAGGTTCTAAAGATGGTAATAATGATGGTGATTTATTAGATAGAGTAGATATAGAAGGATATAGATTTACATATGAAGATTTACAGGTAGATAATGCATATGATTATTTAGATGTATTTCTTTATGGAGTAAAACAAGATAGAACTAAATATGATGTAAAGTTATACGATGGTGGGGGAACTGAATTATTATCAGGTCAATACGCTAGTGGTTCGAAAGAAATTAGAATGATATTCAATGAAGATATCACAAGAGTACCATTGGAAGTACCAACAAATGCATTTACAATTAAAGGTAAAATAGTAGAAATAGAATAAACTAATGGCTAGATTAATATCAAGAAAGCAGGTTGAGGAGATAAAAGATTTTATCAGAGATACTTCATTCGCACAGAATGTAACTATTTCTGGTTCATTATTAGTATCTGAGAGTTTCAATATGGGCTCAGACCCAGATATTAAATCTACCATAACTGGTTCAGTAGAACTTACTGGTTCTCTTACTATTGATGGTCCTCTTAACGTAATTGGTGACCAAGCTTTAAATGCTACTGCATCTTTTTCATTAGAATCATTAGATACACAATTATTTGGTGGAATCAAAGCCGAAGATTTTGGAGCAATGGATGCTACTATTTATGTATCCTCAACATCTGGTAATGATAAAAATGATGGTAGAACACAACAATTCCCAGTTAGAACAGTTAAGAGAGCTGCTGAATTAGCAACTTCTGGAGATGATGGTAGATTTGGTTTACCAACTGGTTCTTTATTTACTGGTTTCCGAATTGAAGTTTCTGCTGGTACTTACTTAGAAGAAAATCCAATCGAGCTTCCAAAAAACACAACTGTTTGGGGAGCTGGTTTAAGGGTAACTAAGATTGTAGCTAAAAACGAAAACGAAGATTTATTTTGGGTAAATAGTGGTTGTTATCTTTCAGAGATGACATTTGCTGGATTAAGAGTATTTCCATCAGTAGATAACTCTCGAAGTGGTTTCGCAATTGCATTCGCACCAAACTCATTTATTACAACATCTCCTTATGTTCAGAACTGTTCGATGATTTCGAATCAGGAGAACTCATTCTTAGAGAAGTACGAAGCAATTCCTGCTGGTGGTGGTGGATTGAATGTAGATGGAAATATAATTCATCCTGATTCACCTCTTGCTTCAATGGTATTGGATGCATATACTCAGATTGCTCCAAACGGAGTTGGTTGTCAAGTTGTAGGTAGAGGATTTATTCAGTTGGTATCCTTCTTTACAAACTTCTCAGCATACTCAGTAAAGGTACTACAAGGTGGACAAGCAGTACTTCTAAACTCAAACACATCGTTTGGTGATTTTGGTATGTATGCTAGTGGTTCTAGGTTTATTACTGGTAGTGGTGGTAACTTAGAAGCATTCAATAGAGTAAGAGATAACTATACAATTATTATTGATACAATTGAAGATGGTTTAACTGCAATTCCTGAATTTGTACCAAATACAAATGCAGGTATTAAAGTAACTGATGAATTACAACAATTTAGTAGTAACAATTCTTCGGATGTTGTTGCAGAACAAGCTAAATCTGAATATAGATTGGTTTCAAATATCGTATCAAGTGGTATAAATAATATACCATCTTTATTAGCTAAATCAGCAACAAGAGGATACAACACAGGTTCAGTTTGGAATATATCCAATGGAACACAAACAACAGGTTCAACATCAGCAACATCAACTGAATTAAATATAATTGATGATAGGTTTGATAAAGTTAAACAAGTATTATCTTTAGGTGCAAGAGCAACCGCTAGTTATACTTTAGTGGATAATATTGAAGGGTTGGTTAAAGTTGGAAGTAATAATCCATATACTGGTTCAGATACAACCTCACAAACTGAAGTAGATACAATAAATAGAAACTTTAACACAATACTTCAGATAGTAGAGTATGGTTTAAATAATGAAGATTATCCATTACCTGCTCTTACATCATCAAATGCTGCAAATATAAAGGTAACCGAAACACCTCAATATAATACTGATATCTCATCAAGTGCAGAAGTTGCTAACAAAGTATCTTCTTCATTCGCAACTGTTTTCAGAATATTAGAATTAGGTTCAGATTACGCACCTGCTATTGTTCAAAGTTCTTCATTTGAAAATCCATCAATTGATTATCAAAATGGATATGATACTTTAATTGGTAACTTATCATTTATACAAAATGAAACAATTGCTTACTTATCATCTTCTTGGAGTGAATCCGATTACAATGAAGAAACTTGTAAAAGAGATATTGGATTTATTGTAAATGGAGCGGCACATGATTTATTATATGGTGGTAACGAAGAATCAGTATTAAATGGTAATTTCTATTACCTATATCCTTCAGAAGCAACAGCTTCACAAAAACAAGAAACATTAGATGCTATTAGATATGCTGGTGGACTTGCTGAAAGTTTAGTAGGAGATATTACTTATGTAGAACCATCTATCAATGTAGAAAATGGATATGACTTATTAGTAAATAATAAATCATTTATACAAAACGAAGTTATTTCATTTGTATCATCTTCTTGGAGAGGATTTGAATATGATGAGGTAAAATGTAAAAGAGATGTTGGACACGTTATTAACGCAGTTGCAACTGATTTAAGATATGGTGGTAATGAACGAAGTAGAATAGCTGGTGAGTTCTATTACTTATATCCATCTACTGCTACAACAACACAACTATTACCAACATTAGATGGTATAGAGTGGGCAAGGGATTTATCTAAAAAATTAGTTGTTAAAGATACATTTGTAACGGCATCAGCAATCATACAATCAACATACGATTTAATTGTTGAAAATAGAAGTTTGATTCAAGAAGAAACTGTAAACTTCATTGATACTCAGTTTCCTAACTTAGTTTACCTAAGAGATAAATGTAAAAGAGATACTGGATATATTGTAGATGCAGTTGCAACTGATTTATATTATGGTGGTAACCAAAAATCAGTTAGAGCTGGTTTATATTATAACGAAGTTCCTTCTAAAGTAAATGGAGACCAATTAAATGAAACTGTTGATGGTATATCTTATGCTAAATCATTTATTGATAAAGTAATTGTTAATGAAATAGTTGAATCACCTCAAGTTATTAATAACACATATGCTAGAGTAAGAGCAGGTAATATATTACAATATGTATCATCTTCTATTTCTGGTAGTGAAACTGAAAGAGTTAAAGTAAGTTCTTCTTTTGGAATAGTTGAAGATATTATAAAGCAGGGTGAGGATTCATTATTATCTGCGATAGCTGGAAACACACCAAACTTTAATTGGAGATTGGATGAACCTAAATTAGTTAGTAATACTACATTAATAACATCCTCTATATCCGCAAGTTCTGCTCAAGTTCAATCTATTTCATCATCATTTGAAATAGTAACAAAAATTATTGAAAGTGGTAGTTCTATAACTACTGATAAAACAATTGGTTCTGCTTCAAATGGATTACCAATATCACAAGTTGGTATTCCTAAAGATTCTTATGGTGATAATTTAATAACAACAACTATTGGAACTAAACTTCCAAACGATATAGTTGCTGTATCAAATGTAAATGATAATATTAAATTTACTAATAACTCACAATACACATCTTCTATATCGGCATCAATCACAATCGCTTCAGAGATTTCAGAATCATTTAGAACTGTAATCGATATTGTTGAGTATGGAATTAGTGGAAGTAAAGAAATCTCAGGTTCAGCTAATTCTTCATCTTATTTCGAAGTTATTACTTTACCAAATGATTCAACTGCATTCTATATTAATGATGACCAATTAAAATATTTTGATGGTAGAGAAGGATGGAGATTAGGTGGTGAAGATACTGGTTCTTTCTTAGGTTCTAAAAAAGACCCAACTTTAACATTGGTTAGAAATGAAATGTATAACTTCTCAATCAATGATTTAGGTTTTGAAGATACTACAATTAATGCACCATTCTTAATTAAAACAAAACCAACTGCTGGTACTACATATGATGTATATGAAAGTATTGGTTTAATAAATAATGGTATTACATTTGGTACGATAACATTTACTCCTTTAGCAGATACACCTGATACACTTTATTATGTGAATCCAACAAATGTTTCAGCTAGTGGTGTAATAAACATTGTAGATAGTTTACCATTATCATCTGAACAGGAATATGTTTATGTTCCAACTAGAGGTGAATTTGAAAAAGTAGTAAATACTAAAGATAATATAAAAATAACAACTGATTCTCAATACACTTCATCATTGGATGCTAGTGTTTCTGATAGAAATATTGTAAGTGGAGGATTCAGTACAATAGTTGGTATTCTAAAAAGTGGAGTTGATTCTTTCACACCAACTTCAGCAACATACAATCCAGCTGATGGTGAGTTTGTAATGACTATTTCTCAACATGGTTTAGATGTTGGTGATAGAATTTACCTAAAGCCAGAATCATTCGTATTCACTTGTGATATGGATGGAAATAGAACTGAACACAAATTACCTTCAGTTGGACAACCCGCATATAATAAACAATTAACTATAAATTCAATAACCGATAATACCATAAGTGTAAACGTTGGTAAATCCGGTCCTAATATAAACTTTAACACAACAACTGCATCTTATGACCCATCAACTGGTGATTTCGTTGCAACTGTTGGAAAGCATAGTTTAAGTGTTGGAGAAGGTATAATACTTTCACCAGAATCATTTGCTTTCACTTGTGATATGGATAATGACCAATCGGTTAAATCTTATCCAAGAGTAGGTATTGACCCATTTGCAGTTCGTTCTATTCCAATTACTTCTGTAACTGATACTACGTTAACATTTAATGTAGGAGCATCGGGTCCAAATAAATACTTTACTCCAACATCTGCATCTTATAATGCATTGACTGGTGATATGATTGTAACTGTTGGACAACATGGTTTAGGAGTTGGAAGAAGTGTAGTATTGGAAGATGAATCATTCGCATTTACTTGTGACCAAGATTCAGATGCTACAATACATTCATATCCAAGACCAGGTTCTGACCCATATGCTGGTAAATCAATAGAAATAAAATCAGTTGGAAATACTCAACACACACCAACGGATGCTCCTTATAACGCATCTACTGGAATTGTAACTTTAACTATTGCTGGACATGGATTTAGTAATGGAGATTATGTTAAGGTTGATGATGGAGCTTTAATCTATACTTGTGTATTGGATGGAAACACTGTTCAAAAATCTTATCCAAGAGCTGGATATGATTATCCAAGTGGAAGATGGTTAGAAATTTCAAATGTAACAACTGATACTTTTGATATTAACATTGGAGCATCATCATATAAATCAGCACATACATTTGTATCAGCAACTACTGGTGGTATAAGAAGGCAAACTGGTACATTTACAATTAATGTAGGGGATGGTGGAACGGCATCAAACTCTTTACATACATTTGTATCAGCTTCATCAAACGCTGTGAAGCATGAACCACAATCAGTTCATACTTATGTATCTTCTTCAAATGGAGCCATTAAACACTTACCTCAATCAACTCATACATTTGTAAGAGTAAATGAGGATTCGGTAAGTACTTTACCAATTCTAACTAAAAACATTGAAGGTTTAGTCAAAAGAAGTGATGCAACTCAATTCACTTCTTCATTAAGTGGTTCTGGAAATCTTATATCTAAATTATCATCTTCATTTGAAACTGTATTAGATATTATAGAATTTGGAACTGGTTCTACTCCATCAACAGCAACTTATGACCCTGCCGATGGTGATTTTGTAATGACTATTCCAAATCACAAATTTAGAAAAGCAGATAGTATTTATCTAAAACCAGAATCATTTGTATTCACTTGTGAAATGGATGATAACAAAACTGAACACAAATTACCTTCAGTTGGACAACCTGCTTACAATAGTAAATTAAGAATTAAATCGGTAACCGATAATACTGTAACTGTAAACGTTGGTAAATCAGGTCCAAATTTACATTTTAATCCTACTAACGCAACTTATGACCCTGCTACTGGTGATTTTGTAATCACAACTGGTACTCATAATTTAAGTGTTGGTGAAGGAATTATATTAGATATTGAATCATTTGCATTCACTTGTGATATGGATGATGACCAATCAGTTAAATCTTACCCTCGATTGGGTATAGACCCTTACGCTGGTCGTTCAATGATTATAACTGATGTTACCGATACTACAATGACTGTAAATGTTGGTATCTCAGGCCCGAACAAATACTTTACTCCATCAGATGTTAATTATAATGCATTGACTGGAGAAATGGTATTGACAGTAGGTCAACATGGATTGGGTGTAAGTAGAAGTGTAGTATTAGAAAATGAATCATTTGCGTTCACTTGTGACCAAGATGGTGATTCTACAACTCACTCTTATCCAAGAAGTGGTTCAGACCCATATGCAGAACAATCAATAAAAATTATTTCAGTTGGAACTACATCACATACTCCAACAAATGCACCATACAATCCAACAACTGGTATCGTAACACTCACAATCGCTAATCACGGATTCTCTAATAATGATTATATAAAAGTTGATGATGGTGCATTAACTTATACTTGTGTTTTAGATGGGAACACAACTCAGAAATCTTATCCAAGAACTGGAATAGATTATCCATCTGGAAGATGGTTACAAATTTCAAATGTAACAACTAATACATTTGAAATTAATATAGGTTCATCTTCTTACACTGGAGCACATACATTTGTATCTGCTACAACTAATGGAATAAAAAGACAAGATGGTACATTTACAATTAATGTAGGTGATGGTGGAAGTGCGTCTGGTTCAATACATACTTTTGTATCTGCATCAACAAATGCAGTTAAACATGAACCACAATCACTTCACACATTTGTATCAGCATCTAGAGAAGCAGTTAAACATTTACCACAATCAGTTCATACTTTTGTTAGAACTATTGATGATTCAGTAACTGTGATTCCACCAAAAGTAGAAAATACTGAAGAAGCAATAGCAGTAACAACGGAAACTCAGTTTACTACATCATCTATTTCAGCATCAGCTGCAGATATTTCTTTCATCTCAGAATCATTTGAGATTGTAACTAGAATTATAGAATTTGGTAGTGGTTCTTATGAATCATCATCATTATATGGAAGTGAAGTAACCGCATCATCAACTGTTGCGGCTTATAACTTATTAAAATCAAATATTGATTTCATAAAAGAAGAAACAATCGCTTATTTATCATCTTCTTGGTCAGCAGCTGATTACAACGAAACAAGTTGTAGTAGAGATATTGCTGGTATTGTTAGTGGTGCAGCTGAAGATTTAATTCACAATGTTTACTCAGCATCTGTATTTAATGGTAAGTTCTACTTAGAATATCCATCTCAAGCACAAGGTTCACAATTGAACCAAACGTTGGATGGAATTAGATACGCAAGTAGAGTAGCACAAAAAGTGGCATCAAATGTAACATTCTCAAATCCAGTTCAAGATAGATTGGATACACAAACAATTATAAACAATAATAAAGAGTTTATTAAAGAAGAGGGAATAGCATTCCTATCAGCTTCTTGGAGTGATTTTGATTATCCAGAAGAAACTTGTAAAAGAGATATTGTACACATCTTAGATGCATCAATTACTGATATTGTTTATGGTGGTAACGAAAGAACAATTAACGCAGGTGTATTCTATTGGAAGTATCCTTCAGAAGCAACTGGTTCTCAATTGTTCCCAACTTTAGATGGTATTGAATATGCTGGTGAAGTTGCACAAAAAGTAGTTAGTGGAGCAGTATTTACACCACCAACTTCTGAAAAAGTAAATGCTTATAACTTAGTATTAGAAAATAGAGATTTAATTCAAAATGAAGTAATCGAATATGTTTCATCTTCTTGGAACGCAGCTGATTACGATGATGTTAAATGTAAGAGAGATACTGGATACATCATAGATGCAGCTATTACTGATTTACTATATGGTGGAAATGAAAGAAGTATAATCGCTGGTGATTTCTACTACAAATATCCATCACAAGCACAAGGTTCACAATTAGACCAAACTGTTGATGGTATAGTTCATGCTCAAAGATTATCTGATAAGGTAATGAGTAACACTATTTTAGTAAATCCATCAGTAGAGAGAGAAGGATTATATCAAACAATAGAACAAAATAGAGAATTAGTTCAAGCTGAAGTAATTGCTTACATCTCATCTTCTTGGGTTGGATTCGATTATGATGAAGCTAAATGTAGTAGAGATGTTGGACATATCTTAGATGCAGTTTCAACTGACTTGAGATATGGAGGAAATGAAAGAAGTGTTATCGCTGGTGAGTACTATTACTTATATCCATCAGAAGCAACAAGTGTTCAAAAAACACAAACAATCGATGGTATCGTACATGCAGCTAACTTAGTTCAAAAACTTATTCAGAATGTTGTATTAGTACAACCTTCAGCAACTAAATTAAGTATTTGGAATACAATTAGAGATAATAGAACTTTAATTCAAAAAGAAGTAACTGAATATATTGATTATGCATATCCATTCTTTACATACAATAGAGAAAAATGTAGAAGAGATGTTGGACATATCTTAGATGGTGTTGCAACTGATTTCTTATGGGGTGGTAATCAAAGAAGTATTAAAGGTGGAGAATTCTACTACCTATTCCCATCTGAAGCAACTACTGTACAAAAAGATGAAACTATTGATGGAATTATGTACGCTAAGAATTTACTTAGAGATATAATTACACAACAAACATTATTATCTCCATCAACGGTATCTAATACCGATGGAAATATCAAAGTAACATCTTTTGAAGCTGTAACATCTTCAATCGCATTAAGTGGTTCATATCAAACTGAAGTTAGTGAATCATATGATATTGTAACTGGAATTATAAAAACAGGTATTGAATCATTCACACCTAAAACAGCAACTTATGACCCTGCAAATGGTGATTTCGTAATGACTGTACCTAAGCATAATTTATATAGTGGTGATAGTATCTATCTGAAACCTGAATCATTTGTATTCACTTGTGATATGGATGGTAATAGAACTGAGCACAAACTTCCATCAATTGGACAACCTGCTTACGATAATAGATTAACAATTAAATCAACAACATCAGATACTATAACTGTAAATGTTGGTAAATCAGGTCCAAATGTAGAATACAATCCAACAACTGCATCATATGACCCAGCAACTGGGGAATTTGTTGTAACTGTGGCAAGTCATAGTTTAAGTGTTGGAGAGGGTGTGGTAATGTCAGCTGAATCATTCGCATTTACTTGTGATATGGATAATGACCAATCAGTTAAATCATATCCAAGAGTAGGAATCGACCCATATTCAGTACGTTCACTTCCTCTTACGGATGTAACTGATACTACAATGACATTTAATGTAGGGGCATCAGGTCCGAATAAATATTTCACACCTGTATCTGCTTCATACAACGCTCTAAGTGGAGATATGACTCTTACTGTTTCTGAATCATTCGGATTGGGTGTTGGTAGAAGTGTAGTGTTAGAAAACGAATCTATCGCATTTACTTGTGATATGGATAGTAACGCAACTACTCACTCTTACCCAAGAAGTGGTTCAGACCCATACGCAGAACAATCAATAAAAATTACTTCAGTTGGTACAACTTCTCATAGTGTAACTGATGCACCATATGATTCGGCAACTGGTGATGTAACTATTACAATAGCTAATCACAATTTCAATAATGGAGATTACATCAAATTAGATGATAACTCTCTAACTTATACTTGTGTATTAGATAATAATACAACTACAAAATCTTACCCAAGACCTAATTACGATTATCCAAGTGGAAGATGGTTAGAAATTTCTAATGTAACAACTAACACATTCGATATCAATATAGGTTCTTCACCATATGTAGGTTCACATACATTTGTATCAGCAACTACTAATGGATTGAAGAGACAAGATGGAACATTTACAATTAATGTTGGTGATGGTGGAAGTGCAAGTGGTTCAATTCATACATTTGTATCTGCATCTAATAGAGCAGTTAAGCATGAACCTCAATCAGTTCATACTTTCGTATCAGCTTCGAATGGGGCATTAAAACATTTACCTCAATCAGCTCATACATTTATTAGAACTGATAGAGATTCAGTAAGTACATTACCTATATTAACTGAAAACATTGAAGGGTTAATTAAAATTAATGATACAACTCAATTTACTTCTTCTTTAAGTGGTAGTGGAGTTGAATCAGCTTATGTAACTAGAAGTGTAGGATTTATTAATGATATTATCAGATTAGGAACCGATGATATTCCTTTCGCATTAGCTAAATGGTTTGATGATACATTGGATGCTCCACAACAACTAACAACTGGTTCTTATGTAACTGCTAGTGGTACTTTTGTAACTGATACTGAATTTGGTATTGTAAGTTCTTCATTTGGTCAAATTATCAATATCATTGAAAATGGTGTTGGTACATTTACACCAACAACTGCGGCTTATAATCCTCTTAACGGAAACTTTATAGTTACTATTCCAAATCATACCTTAGATGTTGGAGAAGAAATTTATATAAGACCTGAATCATTCGTATTCACTTGTGATATGGATGGAAATAAAACTGAACATAAACTCCCATCAGTTGGCCAACCTGCTTATACTAATAAATTAGAGATAATATCAAAAACTGATGATACTATAACTGTAAATGTAGGAGCATCGGGTCCTAATGTTGAATGGACTCCATCTAACGCAACTTATAACCCAGCAACTGGTGATTTCGTAATCACAACTGGAACTCACACATTAAGTGTTGGGGAGGGTATCGTATTAGATACTGGTTCATTTGCATTTACTTGTGATATGGATAATGACCAATCTACTAAATCATATCCGAGATTAGGAATAGACCCTTACGCTGGTCGTTCAATGAAACTTACTTCGGTAACTGATACTACAATGACTGTAAATGTAGGAGTATCGGGTCCGAATAAATACTTTACACCTGTATCTGCATCTTATAACGCATTAAGTGGTGATATGACTTTAACTGTTTCTGAATCATTTGGTTTAGGAGTTGGTAGAAGTGTGGTATTGGAAAATGAATCATTTGCATTTACTTGTGACCAAGATTCAGATGCTACAACCCATTCTTATCCACGATTAGGTTCAGACCCATATGCAGAACAATCAATAGTAATTACTTCAGTTGGTAAAACTCAACATACACCAACCGATGCTCCATATAACTCATTAACTGGTGATGTTATTATTACAATAGCTAATCATAATTTTACTAATGGTGATTATATTAAGATTTCTGATAACGGATTATCTTATACTTGTATATTGGATGGAAATAAAGTTAAAAAATCTTATCCAAGACCTAACTATGATTATCCATCTGGAAGATGGTTACCAATTTCTGATGTAACTACAAATACATTTAAAATTAATATTGGTGCTTCATCTTATGTTGGTGAACACACATTCGTATCAGCAGAACAAAATAGTATTGAAAGACAAACTGGTACATTTACAATTAATGTAGGAAATGCTGGAAGTGCTTCTGGTTCGTTACATACATTTGTATCAGCTTCAGCAAACGCTGTTAAGCATGAACCTCAATCGGTACACACATTTGTATCTGCATCTAAAGCAGCGGTTAAACACTTACCTCAATCAGTTCATAAATTTGTTAGAACTGATAAAAATTCAATAAGTGTTTTACCAGCGATTGTAAATAATACTGAAAGCAATATTAAAGTAACTAATACAAATCAATTTACTTCTTCTATTGTTGGTTCTATAACTGAAGTTAACAAAGTAAAATCATCAATTGGTATAATTGAAGATATATTACAAAATGGTACTTCTGTTAAACCAACTGTTGTTAAGAATAACTCTGATAAAAATAACTTAATTAAAGTTACTGATGCAGTTCAAATAACATCAGAATCATTTGGAGATAGATTACAACAAAGATTGATTTCATCATCAATCGCAATTGTAACTACAATTGTTGAAAATGGAACTGGTTCATTACCAACTGTTGTTGAGTATGGAACACCATCCGATTCACCAAAAACATTAGCAGCTTACAACTTACTAAAAGATAACATTGAATTTATTCAAAGTGAAAGTATCGCTTACTTATCATCTTCTTGGTCAACTGCATCTTACAATGAAACGAGTTGTAGTAGAGATATTGGGGCAATTATAAGTGGAGCAGCTGAAGATATGTTGTATAACGCAAACTCTTCATCTATATTCAATGGTAAGTTCTACTATGATTTCCCATCTAAAGCACAGGGTGCACAATTACAACAAACATTAGATGGTATTAACTACGCTGGTAGATTAGCAGAAAGTATAGTAAGAGGATACACATTCCAGACTGCATCCGCATTAGTTAGTGGTTCTTATGAGTTAATTAGAAACAATAGAGAATTTATTGAAAATGAAACAATTGAATTCTTATCATCTTCTTGGGATGGATTTACTTATAATGAAATAACTTGTAAAAGAGATATTACTCATATTATAGATGCAGTATCAACTGACCTTCTTTATGGTGGAAATGAAAGAAGTGTAAATGCTGGAGATTACTATTATAGATATCCATCAGCAGCAATAATTGGTGGTGTACCAAATGAGAATAAACAAAAAGACCCAACTGTAACTGCAGTAGATTTCGTACAAGGATTTGTATCAGAAATTGTAAGTGGAGCAATATTCCAAACTGCATCAAATGAAGTTGATTATGTTTATGATACAATCAGAGAAAATAGAGAATTCTTACAAGCTGAAACTGTAGCATTCGTAAACGCTAAATATCCAAACTTTGAATACAATGAATTAAGTTGTAGTAGAGATACTGGATTTATTATTGATGCTGTTGCTACTGATTTAAGATATGGTGGAAACCAAAGAGCATTAACCGCTGGTGAATTCTATTATAGATTCCCATCTGAAGCAACTGATAACCAATTAGATGAAACAACTGATGCATTAATCTATACTAAAGATTTAATTCAAAAATTAGTTAACAAAGAAACATTATTTATTCCAACTGGAAGTTTGAATACCGATAATGGAATTAAAGTAACTTCATTCTCACCAGCAACTGGAGGTGATATAACTGATATTACAATTCTTAACACAATTTCATCTTCATTCGCAATTGTATCAGATGCAATCTCAAATGGAACAGGTTCAACACCAACTTCATCTAATTATGGGGCAGTTTCTACTGATTCAGATATCCTAACTACTTATGGATTGATTACTGAAAGTGTAACATTTATACAAAATGAAGTTGTGGAATATATTTCTTCTTCTTGGGTAGGATTTGATTATGATGATGTTAAGTGTAGAAGAGATGTTGGATTTATAGTAAATGGTGTAGCAGAAGATTTAAGATACGGAATTGTATCAGCATCTTCGGTAAATGCTAGATTCTATTACCAATTCCCATCTGAAGCTAATGGAACTGGTTCTCAAGCTCAACAAACTATTGATGGTATCAATTACGCAGCACAATTAACTGAACAAATCGTTAAAGGTGTAACATTTGATTTCCCATCAACTCAAATATCAGCATCAGTTGAATTAATTAGAAATAATAGAGAGTTTATTCAATCTGAATCAATTTCTTACCTAAGTTCTTCTTGGGAAGGGTTTGATTATGTAGAATCAACTTGTATGAGAGATGTTGGACATATTTTAGATGCAGTATCTACTGATTTACTTTATGGTGGTAACCAAAGAAGTAAAATTGCAGGAGAATACTACTACAAATATCCTTCATCAGCAACATCAACTCAATTAGAACCAACTACAACGGGTATTAAGTACGCGGGTGATGTGGCAAGTAAATTAGTACAAAACGAAATATTCGTAACGGCATCGGCTGAAAGATTAGCTGGTAATAAAGTTCTTTTAGATAACAAAGAATTTATCCAAAATGAAGTAATATCATATATTTCTTCTTCTTGGAGTACATTTGATTACAATGAAGATAAATGTAAGAGAGATACTGGTTATATCTTAAATGGTGTAGCAACTGATTTCTTATATGGTGGAAATGAAAGAGGTAGAGTAAATGGTGAGTACTATTACTTATATCCATCGGATGCAACTGTTAATTTCCAAAGTAATCCAAATGGACAATTGAATCAAACAATTGATGGTATCAATTACTCAGCAAGATTGGCTGAAAAAGTGTTAGAAAACATAACATTTGTTACCGCATCTGCTGAAGTATCTGCATCAGCTGAATTATTAAGAAACAATAGAAGTTTTGTACAAAACGAAACAATTGAGTTTATCTCATCTTCTTGGAGTAATGTAAAATATAATGAAGATAAGTGTAGAAGAGATACTGGATATATTATAGATGCAGCTGTAACTGATTTAGTATATGGTGGTAATGAAAGAAGTATTAATGCAGGATTGTACTATTGGAGATATCCTTCAAGAGCAACAAACGCTGGAACACCTTCAGAGCAAAATCAATTAGACCCGACTGTTGATGGAATCAGATTCGCAAATGGAACTTCACAAAATGTAGTTCAGAATCTACCATACACAACTCCATCGGCTGAAATTACAAATGGTGTTCAGTTATTAAGAGATAATACAACATTTATACAAAAAGAAACAATCGCTTATCTAAGTTCATCTTGGAGTGAGTTTGAATACAACGAAGTTAGTTGTAGTAGAGATTTAGGATACATCATAGATGCAGTAGCAACTGATTTAACATATGGTGGTAATGAAAGAGCAGTACAAGCAGGTACATTCTACTACTACATTCCTTCAATCGCTACAACGGAGCAAAAACCACAAACAACTGATGGTATTGATTTCTCTAAAGGGTTAGCTGAGAAGATAATCAAACAACAACAATTAGTATTCCCAGCATTTTTAAATAATAATGGGGCTACCGCTCTTAGAAACGCTAAGAAAGTATTACAAGGTAAAGCAATATCGTACACAAACGCTGCTTTCCCTAACTTTATATACAATGAAGAAAAATGTTATAGAGATACTGGTTTCATCTTAGATGCTATCGCAACTGATATCATTTATGGTGGTAACGAAAGAAGTATTAGAGCAGCTGAATCGTATTACAATGGTATATACGGAAGTGCGGCTGTGGTTATAAACGAACAAAAGAAAGAAACTGCAGAAACTAATAGATATTTAAGAACTCAATTCCAATTTGTTGCTAGACAGGCACCAGTTGAAGAGTTTGGTTCTTTAATTATTACAACTGGGCATGATTTCTCTTACGCTGGTGCTGGGGTAACTTATAAAGCATTACCTCCTAACCAAGGTGGTGATGGTGTACCTGATCCTGATAAGGAAATTACTGAAATAGGTGGAGGTAGAGTATTCTTCACATCAGGTAACGAACTTGGTGACTTTAGAATTGGTGGGGGTCTTGTTATTAAACAAGCTTCTGGTACATTAGAAGGTAGAACATTCTCTAAATCACTATTCTCACTTGTAACACCATTCTCATTAGCACTGCAAGATTAAGGATAAAAAAGAAAACAAATATTTATATAGGATATGGCAGAAGAATTAATACCACTAAATGCATTTAAATCCGTACTTACCACTTTGACAGGTGATGATGATGTAGTTTATTCAGCTCCAAAAGGAGTTTCTACTATCTTATTATCAGCTCAGATAACAAATACGGGTGAAGCAAACGAGCCCGTTACTATTAGTATAACAAGTAATAGGGAATTACCAGTACCTCAAGTAGATTCAATAATTAATTCAGGTAGTTTTTTAAGTGCATCTGCACTTATAGAAAAAAACCAAACTTTTATTGAAAAAGAATCTGCTGCGTATATTAATTTTCAAAATAATTTAACACAAATTCCATTTAGTTTTACATCTTCCTTTTTTGAAGGATATGTTAAAACTGCTTTGGATGGTGTTGAGGCAGATTTAATAGCAGGAGGGACATTACAATCTAAAAAAGCAGCTCTTTCTTATTATAATAAGAATGGGGAAATTTTGATTCCTAATGATTATTTCACTTCATCATATCAATCAATAGATTATGCCACTAAATTAGTAGAACAAATACTTATTAATGAATCGGTAACAGGTTCATCGGCTGTATCTAGATTATATCAAGATTCGGTAACACAATCCATAGATAATACATTTGTATCAGAAACAGGTTCAATATCAGCATCAGTTGATTTATTGGATGCTATATCCGATACGATATCAACTCCAACGAGAGTTTTACAAGAACCAGTTGATTTAATTACAAATGTAATTATACCAGCTGGAGATTCATTATCACCGATTGTGGCAGGTAAGTTAGTATTAGAACAACAATTTTCATTAATTGTATCAGGTTCTACAAATTTAACTGTAATATTATCGATTCTTGAAAGTGCAAACGAATAATTATATACTAAGACTAATAATAAATGAGCCAATTATTAAGCGGAAAGGTTAAAGTAGTAAGACCATCCGATGTTTCGGAGGATAGGTACGAATATCTACGATTAAATGAAGCAGAACCAAACTTGGGTGTTCCTGAGAGTGGTTCACTTTCATCTGGGTCTATTGCGCTTGTTGCTTCCGATGCTGATGGTAATCGTTTATTTGTTACAACACTTCAATTAGAGCAAGTTACTGGTTCTTTTAGTGGTTCATTTGCTGGAGATGGTTCTCAATTAAATAACCTTCCAGAAGCAGTAAGATTAATATCAGGTTCTGCATCCGCATCAATTTCACCTAATACTGGGTTTTTAGTAAACGTATCATCATCATTTGGTGGAGATATGGATGTTACTGGTGATGTAAGAGTTACTGGTGATTTAATTGTTGATAATAGAATAGTAGCAAGAGAACTTATTGTTGAAATAATTTCATCTTCAATTATATTCTCATCTGGTTCAAACCGATTTGGTGAATTATCAACTGATAAGCAAGAATTTACAGGTTCGGTAGAAGTAACTGGTTCATTAGATGTATTTGGAGATACTACTATAAGTGGTTCTACATTTGTTAGTGGGAATGTACAACTAACTTCAGGTTCAGCATTTAGTGGTAGTGGTGAAAACTTATTCAACATTCCAAAATCAGCACTTACTGATGATGCACTACTCTCAAACTTAATAACAACAGGTTCAGTAACCGCATCTGTATCACCTGATGGTGTATTTAAAGTATTCGGAACTGGTTCAGTAACAACTGAATTAAGTGGTTCTTTATTTGTAAGTGGAAATGTACAATTAATATCAGGTTCTGCTTTTAGTGGTAGTGGTGAGAACTTATTTAATATACCAAAATCGGCATTAACCGATGATGCATTACTTTCAAACTTAATAACAACAGGTTCAGTAACGGCTTCCGTTTCTCAAGATGGATTCTTCAGAGTATTCGGAACGGGTTCAGTAACAACTGAGTTAAGTGGTTCGTTATTAGTTAGTGGAAATGTTAATCTTAATAGTGGTTCATCATTTAGTGGTAGTGGTGAAAACTTATTCAATATACCTCGTTCAGCACTTACTGAAGATGCATTAGAAACGAATTTAATTATTAGTGGAGCAGTAACTGCTTCAGTATCACCTGATACTGGTTTTGTAGTAAACTCATTAGATAGTGGTTCTACATTTACTGGTTCAGTATTTCTAAGTAGTGGTTCATTCTTTAGTGGTAGTGGTGAAAACTTATTTAATATACCTTTATCAGCATTAGCTGAAGAAGTTGAAGTATCAACTAAAATACAATCTGGTAATGTAACTGCATCTGTTTCAGATGAAGATGGGTTTGTTGTAACATCGGAAGCTAGTGGTTCTACATTCACTGGTAGTTTAAGATTAAGTAGCGGTAGTATATTTAGTGGTAGTGGTGCGGAGTTATTTGATATACCTCGTTCAGCACTTACTGAGGATGCTCTTATTACAAATAATATTAGAAGTGGTTCAGTAACCGCATCAGTTTCTCCAAACTTTGGATTAGTTGTAGAATCAGAATTAAGTGGTTCTACTTTTACAGGTTCTGTATTTTTAAGTAGTGGTTCATTCTTTAGTGGTAGTGGTGAAAAATTATTTAATATACCAAGAACTGCATTAACGGATGATGCACTTATTTCAAACTTAATATCTACTGGTTCAGTAACCGCATCGGTTTCAACTGATGGTTTCTTTAGAGTACAATCAACAGGTTCAGTAACAACTGAATTAAGTGGTTCGGTATTTGTTAGTGGAGCAGTTCAATTAAATAGTGGTTCAAAATATAGTGGTAGTGGTGAGGATTTATTTGATATACCATTCTCAGCACTTTCTAATGATGCACAAGAAGCAATTGAAGCTTTAGTAACAAGAGAAGCTGTATTTATAGCAAGTGGTAGTGTAACTGCATCAACTGAAGATAGTGTATTTAAAGTAACTTCTGATGAAAGTGGTTCTATCTTTATAGGAGATATTGAAATACCATCTGGAAGTGGATTCTTTAGTGGTAGTGGTGAAGGATTATTTAACATCCCTCGTTCAGCTTTAGTTGAAGATGCGTTATTATCGAACTTAATTACAACTGGTTCGGTAAGTGCTTCCGTTTCAACTGAAGGTATATTTAAAGTATTTGGAACTGGTTCTATAAAATCAGAATTTAGTGGAAGTGTTTCTATATCAGAATCATTAGATGTTCCAAAAATCATAGCTGATGAATTCACTGGGTCATTAAGTGGTTCTGTAGCTGGAGATGGTTCACAACTTAATAACATTCCCCAATCAGCACTTTCTGAAGATGCTACACGAATAGCAAGTGGTTCAGCAACCGCATCTATTTCACCTAATTTAGGATTTGTAGTAAATACATCATCTTCTATTGAAGGAGATTTATCAGTTAGTGGTAGAATAACAGCTGAAGAAATTTTTGTAAACTTTATTTCATCATCCATAGTAATATCTACTGGCTCAAACATATTTGGTGATGATTCAAATACTGATACTCAAAAATTATTTGGTGAAACTCAAATATTTGGGAATGTAACGGCAAGTGCGAAGATATCATCCAGTGGATTCGTTGGTGATGGTTCAGAACTATTTAACATACCACAATCGGCACTTTCGGAAGATGCACCATTAATATCAAGTGGTTCAGTAACGGCATCAGTTTCTCCAAATTTTGGATTTGTAGTAGAATCTACTGAGAGTGGTTCAACATTTAGTGGTTCTATACAAATTAGTGGAAGTGTAACACTTACATCGGGTTCATCTTTTAGTGGTAGTGGTGAAAACTTATTTAATATCCCACAATCGGCACTTTCAGAAGATTCTCCAAGAATATCAAGTGGTTCAGTTAGTGCTTCTATTTCTCCAAATTTAGGATTGATTGTAAATACATCTGCATCTATCGATGGTGATATCGATGTAAGTGGAGTTGTATCAGCATCTATCTTTAGTGGTAGTGGTGAATCATTATTCAATATTCCATTATCAGCAATTACTGAAGAAGCATTTAGAATTGTTAGTGGTTCGGTAACTGCATCGGTTGACCCTAATAGAGGATTTGAAGTAAATTCAACTGGTAGGTTCGATGATAGTATAACTACAAGTGGTAGTTTAATAGTATCAGCATCAACTTCTTGGGGACCTGATAATTTAGAAAAAATTGTAAAAGTTATTGGAACTGATGATGGTAACAAATATGAAATAGATGGAAAGAGACAACCATTACTTTATTTGGTAAGTGGTAGTACATACACATTCAATCAATCAGATTCTACAAACGCTACACATGAAATAAGATTTTCAACAACTGATAATGGTACACACGCTGGTGGTGTTCCATTTACTGGTAGTGTAGATACTGGTAGTATATCTGCTGGTACAAATGGTTCACAAGTTACAATAGCAATAAACTTTAATACACCTGATACATTATACTATTATTGTTTGAATCACTCTGGTATGGGTGGGGAAATCAGAAAAGTACTTAGTTATCCAATTAGTGAAACTATAATAAATGATACAGTTGTTGTAACTGGTTCAATTTTCACAAGTGGTTCAATAACAACAACTGGTGATATTGATACAAATATTGTTAGAGGTACTCAATTTAGTGGTTCATTTAGTGGTAGTGGTAGAGATTTATTTGATATACCTCTTTCAGCATTAGCAGAAGATGTAGAAGAGTTATCATTTATCGCAAGTGGTAGTGTAACCGCATCAACAGATCCTGAATTTGGATTCAAAGTAAATACAACATCATCTATTGAAGGTGATTTAAATGTAACGGGTGGATTATATGTATCTACTTCGGTAATTGAATTAGAAACTCTTCCAATTACTCAATCAGTAACTATTGGGCAGAACGGATTTGCAATAAATGGTAATTTAAAGCAACCATTAAAATTCTTAAATGGACTTACATATCACTTTGATATATCAGATTCTTCTAACGCAAATAATCCAATAAAATTATCTCAAACGGTAGATGGTTCCCATAACACTGGTACTCAATATACAACTGGTGTAACAACAAATGGAACTGCTGGTAATAGTGGTGCATTTTTAAAATTAGAAGTTACTGATAATACACCAAAAAGATTATATTATTTTTCAACTCCATCAGCATCTTATGGTTCTTCTATAAAAATATTAGAAGAAGTTCCAACAATTTCACAAAATATTATAAATGGTAATACTGAAATAACTGGAACATTAGATGTAAGTAGTATTTCATCTGCAGAAAAAATATCATCACCATTTATAACATCATCTTATTTAACTTCATCGGTTATAGATTTTGTTACTGGTGAAAACACATTCCCATCTCAACCAGGTAGATTAAAGTGGAATGAAACCGATGGTACTTTGGATTTAGGAATGAGTGGAGGTTCTGCTTCATTACAAATCGGACAGGAATTATATTATCCAAAGGTAGTAAATAAAGCTGGTGAAAATCTAATCAATGGTACATTGGTAATGGTTGACCCAAACAATCCATCACAAGGTCAAAGAATTAGAGTTATTAAATCTATCTCAGATGGTACTTATGATTCTGATTTATTAATTGGTGTACTAACCGAAAATATAGATAATAATCAAGAAGGATTTGCTACTTGGTTTGGTATGGTTAGGGATGTAAAGGTAGACTTATTAGAAGATGCTGGGTTAAAATATACTGGTTCAACTTGGAGTGAGGGAGATATACTATATCCAGACCCACAAAGGGCTGGTGGTATGACAAATGTAAAACCTGAAGCACCTAATTTAAAATCAACAATAGCACTTGTTGAAAGAGTAAATGGTGATAACATACAACTTTTAGTAAGACCACAATTAGGTAATCACTTAGAAGATTTACATGATGTACAAATAGTATCGGCATCTAATAATGATATTATAGTATTTTCATCATCATCAAATAGGTTTGAAAATAGAAGTGATAATTTAGTACTAAGTGGTTCATTTAGTGGTTCATATACTGGTGTTTATTTCGGAGATGGTTCAAACTTAGAAAATGTACAAGCGGCAGCTGCACCTCTTATCTCAAGTGGTTCTGCAACGGCATCGGTTGCAAGTGGTGATACGTTTGTAGTAACTGCACCCCAAAGTGGTTCAGAATTTACTGGTTCTATTGTAACATCTGGTTCAATAACTGTTGGTGGTGGTGGTAGATTTGTTGGTGATGGTAGTGGTTTAACTGATATCGATATAGCTAATTTAGCACTTACATTAAACGTATTAGAAAGTGGTTCAGCAACGGCATCGTTAGATGAAACTGAATTTAAAGTATTTAATAACAATATAAGTACAAGTGTAGATTCATCTTTTAGTGGTTCGGTTAATATATCGGAATCATTAGATGTAGGTGGAATTATTACTGGTGATGGTAGTGGAATTACAAACATTGATATTGCTAACTTAGCAATTGATTCATCAAAAATATTTACTGGTTCGGTAACTGCATCAGTTGACCCATTAGGTTTCTTTAGAGTAGAAAACTTAGACCCAACACTTAGGTCTGGTTCAGTTAAAGTAGAAATTAGTGGTTCATTAGAAGTTTCTCAATCAATAACAGCATCTCTATATCGTGGTGATGGTGGTGGATTATTTAATATTCCATTAGATGCGATTGAAGATTTAGAATTAGATAGAATAGTATCGGGTTCAGCAACTGCATCAATTTCACCAAATAAAGGATTTTTTGCTAATACACAAATTAGTGGTACATTATTCGTTGGTGATGGTGGTGGATTATTTAATATACCAGCTGATGCATTACAAGATTTACAATTACCATTAATCATTAGTGGTGGTGTAAGTGCTTCTGTTGAACCAAATGAAGGATTTAGAGTTTTCTCACCAACATATGGTTCTAAATTTACTGGTTCACTTAATATTAGTGGAAGTGTAACTATACCATCTGGAAGTGGATTCTTTAGTGGTAGTGGTGAAGGATTATTTAATATACCAGCTGATGCTATTGTTGGATTAGACCAAAGTAGAATTCTTAGTGGTTCAGTAACTGCATCTACGAATCCTGATGATGGGTTTGTAGTAACATCGATTGCTAGTGGTTCAACATTCTTCGGAGAAGTTAATTTCCAAAATGATGTAAGTGCATCTAAGATAACTGTAACTGATGAAATATTCTCACCAAGAATTACATCATCATTTGTAGGTTCATATCAGGGTGAAAATGTTGGTATAGATGTACCTGATGATTTAGATATTTTAGTATTTGATGCAGCTGCAAATAAATTTAGACCTGTAACACAATTTGGTGATACTGCTGTATTCCCATTCTCAGATGTAACTCAGGTAACATTCCAACACAATTTTGCTATTGATTATCCAGTAGTTCAAATTTATGAAACTGGTTCAAATGGACAGATTATTCCACAAGCAATCGAATCAATTGATAGTTCATCGGTTAGAGTAACATTTAGTGGATTAACAAGTGGACAAGCAGTAATTGGTACTGGTGGTAGATTAGCAGGATTTGTAGAAGGTGATGATGTGGTAGGTTTAGTTAATTCAGCATCTTATGCATTATTTGCAGAAAACGCTGGAACGGCATCATCATTAGTAGGATTTGATTCAGCATCACTTGCTGAGTTAGGTAACTTATCTCAATATATAAAGAATAACCAAACTGCATCTATGACAGTTCTTTCAGCATCATATGCTGAAACTGCTTCATTCGCAGTAAACGCTGGTGATTTTAATACTGATAATTTTGTAAGAACTGACCAAACGGCATCGATGACTGTACTTTCAGCATCATACGCTGAATCAGCATCTTATGCTATAAACGCTGTATCTGCTGAAGATTATGTAAGAAATAATCAAACCGCATCGATGACTGTACTTTCAGCATCTTATGCGGCAACTGCTTCATTCGCTCTAAATGCTGGTGATTTTGTAGGAGAAAATTTCTTACCAAATAATGGTACTGGTTCATTTGTTGGAAGATTTGAAGTAAGTGGTAGTTTAGTAGTAACGGGAAGTACTGAGTTAATAGGATTAGAAACAGGTAGTTCAGATACAGTATTAGTAATAAATGAAACTACAAATAGAATAGAAAAAAGAGATGTAACTGCAGTTAGTGGTACTTCTGGAACTGGTGGTACTTCTGGGACTGGTGGTTCATCTGGAAGTAGTGGTTCAGCAGGTACATCAGGTACTTCTGGTACAAGTGGTTCATCTGGTTCAGCTGGAACGAGTGGAACGAGTGGAACTTCAGGTTCATCTGGGACTTCTGGAAGTAGTGGAACAAGCGGTACAACTGGAACGAGTGGAACTTCAGGTACATCTGGTTCATCAGGTTCAGCTGGTACATCTGGTACGAGTGGAAGTAGTGGAACATCTGGTACAAGCGGAAGTAGTGGTACGAGTGGAAGTAGTGGTTCAAGTGGTACATCTGGTAGTGGAGGTTCTTCTGGTTCAAGTGGAACGTCTGGAACATCTGGTTCAGCTGGTTCTTCAGGTTCTTCAGGTTCTTCTGGAACGAGTGGAACGAGTGGAACATCCGGTTCATCAGGTAGTGGTGGAACTTCTGGAACAAGTGGAACATCGGGTTCATCTGGTAGAGAAGGTGGAAGATTATTTGTTGTAGAAAATGCTGGATTTGCTTATAGTTTTTCTGGATATACTGGAGATTTCCCAACAATTACATTAGTAAGGGGAGAACTTTTCTATTTCGATGTAAGTGATGTTGCTTCATCTCATCCATTTGCACTAAGATTATCAGATGGAAATACAAACACAGTTCCGGGCACAACAAACAATGACCCAACAAATGGAAATCATTCAACATCAGTATTAGTAAAATATAGAGTACCGGAGGATGCACCTGATAGTATAGTTTATCAATGTGCTTCACACTCCTCAATGATTGGTACTATTCAAATAGTAGATAAGTACGGAACTTCTGGAACTTCTGGAACATCAGGTTCTTCTGGTTCATCTGGAACTGGAGGTTCATCAGGTTCTTCTGGTTCATCTGGTTCAAGCGGAACTTCAGGTTCTTCTGGAACAAGCGGAAGTAGTGGTTCTTCTGGTAGTGGAGGTACATCAGGTTCTTCTGGTTCAAGTGGAAGTAGTGGAAGTAGTGGTTCTTCTGGTACATCGGGTTCTTCTGGAACGAGTGGTACATCTGGAACAAGTGGAAGTAGTGGTTCTTCGGGTAGTTCTGGTTCAAGCGGAAGCAGTGGTTCTTCTGGTTCAAGTGGAACAAGTGGAGCAGATGGTGAAGAAGGTTCATCAGGTTCAGCTGGTACTTCTGGTACGAGTGGTAGTAGTGGTAGTAGTGGTTCAACTGGTACAAATGGTACAAGTGGAACTTCTGGTACAAGCGGAACAAGTGGAGAAAGAGGTAGTAGTGGTTCAGCTGGTACTTCGGGTACTTCTGGTACAAACGGAACATCAGGTTCATCTGGTACAAGTGGAAGTAGTGGTACTTCGGGCACAAGTGGAACAAGTGGAACAAGCGGAACTTCTGGAACAAGTGGTACGTCTGGTAGTGGTGGAACCGCTGGTACTTCTGGTTCGAGTGGAACAACTGGAACCTCAGGTTCATCTGGAACTTCTGGTTCATCGGGTACTTCTGGAACAAGTGGTACAAACGGAACTTCAGGTTCAAGCGGAACTTCGGGTTCTTCTGGGACAAGTGGAACATCAGGTTCAACTGGAACGAGTGGAACTTCTGGAACAAGTGGTACAAATGGAACTTCAGGTTCAGCAGGAACAAGTGGTTCAGCGGGTACATCAGGTACATCCGCAGAGGGAAGTAGTGGTACTTCTGGAACAAGTGGAAGTAGTGGAACTTCAGGTTCATCTGGAACAACTGGAACAAGTGGTACATCAGCTGAAGGAAGTAGTGGAACTGCTGGTACATCTGGAACAAGTGGAAGTAGTGGAACTTCTGGAACAAGTGGAACATCAGGTTCGTCTGGTACATCAGCGGAAGGAAGTAGTGGTACATCAGGAACAAGCGGAAGTAGTGGTTCAGCAGGAACAAGTGGTACAACTGGTACATCAGGTACATCAGCAGAAGGAAGTAGTGGTAGTAGTGGTACAAGTGGTACTAATGGTACATCAGGTTCAAGTGGAACTTCGGGCTCTTCTGGAACAACTGGTGAAGATGGTGAAGATGGTACAAGTGGTAGTTCTGGTAGTAGTGGACAAGATGGTACGTTCTTTGGTTCATCAGGTTCGTCTGGAACGAGTGGTTCAACTGGTACTGCTGGTTCATCTGGTATTAATGGTGTAGATGGTACTGATGGTACATCAGGTACAACTGGTAGAGATGGAACTTTCTTCGGAAGTTCTGGTACGAGTGGTACAAGCGGAAGTAGTGGAAGTAGTGGTTCTGCTGGAACTTCAGGTTCAGCAGGAAGTTCTGGAACAAGTGGAACAAGTGGAACAAGCGGACAAGATGGAACTTTCTTCGGTAGTAGTGGTACATCGGGTACATCAGGTGAAACTGGTACATCTGGTACAAGTGGATTAGGTTCTTCTGGTACATCTGGAACTTCAGGTGTTGATGGAACATTCTTCGGAAGTAGTGGTACTTCTGGTGAAACTGGAACCTCAGGTACTTCTGGAGCTGGAACGAGTGGAACTTCGGGTTCTTCTGGAACAAGTGGAACAAGTGGGCAGGATGGAACATTCTTTGGTAGTAGTGGTACAACAGGTACTTCTGGTACATCTGGAGCTGGAACATCTGGAACATCTGGTTCAAGCGGAACTTCTGGTACGTCTGGTGTTGATGGAACTTTCTTTGGTAGTAGTGGTAGTTCTGGTACTGATGGTACATCTGGAACAAGTGGATTAGGTACTGATGGTACGAGTGGTCAAAGTGGTTCTTCAGGAACTACTGGAACAGGTGGTTCTTCTGGTACTGGTGGTACTTCTGGACAAGATGGAACATTCTTTGGAAGTAGTGGTACATCTGGTACTAATGGAACGAGTGGTTCATCAGGTACGAGTGGTTTAAGTGGAACTTCTGGTACTTCAGGTACATCTGGATTAGATGGTACATTCTTCGGAAGTTCTGGTACAAGTGGTTCTGATGGTACTTCGGGTCAAACAGGTTCATCTGGTACGAGTGGTGTAAGTGGTTCTGCTGGTACGAGTGGTGTAAGTGGTACATCAGGTCAAGATGGTACTTTATTTGGAAGTAGTGGTAGTAGTGGTACGAGCGGAAGTAGTGGTTCAACTGGTACTGCTGGTTCAAGTGGTGTAAGTGGAACTGCTGGAACATCTGGTTTAGATGGTACTTTATTCGGTTCATCAGGTTCATCTGGTACATCTGGAAGTAGTGGTTCAACAGGAACTGCAGGTTCTTCTGGTTCAAGTGGTTCAAGTGGAACCGCTGGTACTTCTGGACAAGATGGTACTTTATTTGGCTCATCGGGTTCATCTGGAACATCTGGTTCGAGTGGAAGTAGTGGAACATCCGGTGTAGGTGGTTCAAATGGTTCATCGGGTACATCTGGTTTAGATGGTACTTTATTTGGAAGTAGTGGTAGTAGTGGTGTAAGTGGAACAAGTGGAAGTTCTGGTACATCAGGTGAAACTGGTTCATCGGGTTCATCAGGTTCTTCTGGTTCAAGTGGATTATTAAATGTAGCAAATGATGGAGCAGATAGAGTTCTTACTATGGATGGTGATGGAACTGGAACTGCACAATCAAACCTAACATTTGATGGAGCTGATTTAGATGTAACTGGAAATGTACAAATAAGTGGTGAATTAGATGTAGATGGTGATTTTCTGGGAGCTACAACATTCTCTACAAGGTTCCACGAGAATTATAATAACATAGGAAATTCAACTGGTGGTACAACGATAGATTTATCAACGGCTAATAATTTTAGAATTGATAGAATAGGTAGTATAACAATCGCTCTTTCAAACGCACCATCAGCCCCTCGTGCAATTGGATTTACATTATTGTTAGAGGATAGTAGTGGTGGTACGGCAACTGTAAGTTGGCCAGCATCAATACAATGGGCAAATGGAGCAGCACCAACACTAACGGCTGGTGGAAAAGATATATTAGTATTCTATACTTATGATGGGGGGAGTACTTATTATGGATTCCTAAGTGCCAACAACATAAGTTAATGAGTTATGAATTATGAGTATAGCAAGAAGATTATTATCAATAGAAGCAGGACAAGTGAGACCTTTTAAATTTACAATACAAACAACATCAACAAATACTCAATTTGAGTTACCTATTACTGCGCCAGGTGGAAAACAACCTAATATAACAGTAAGTTGGGGTGATGGTAGTAGTGATTCTATAATTACATCAACAACATCATCTGATAGATTTCATACATATTCAACTGCTGGTAGTTATCAAATTATAGTTAGTGGATATTGTCCGGGTTTTAGTGTTGGTAATAACACATCATACAAAAACTTATACAAATCAGTTGATGATTGGGGAGTAGTTCAGTTTGAAGAAATTGATTTTTATGGATGTATTAATTTAACAACTATACCAGCGGATGGTTCTAATAACGCAACATTAAATGATGGATTAAATACTGTATTAAGATTTAACTCTACATTTAGACAAACTGGTATTACAATAATACCCAATGGTTTATTTGATTATTCAACAAATGTAACTTCATTCGTTAACACATTCGTATTTTGTCAAGGATTAACAGCAATACCATCTGGTTTGTTTGATAACAATACAAATGTAACATCATTTTCGGGTACATTTAACGCATTGTTAAATTTAACAACAATACCAACAAATTTGTTTGATAATAACGCATTAGTAGTAAACTTTGAATCAGTATTTAGAAACTGTAGAAAGGTGGCTGGAATTCCAAGTCAGTTTTTTACTAATAACCAACAAGTTACTACTTTTGCAAATGCATTTAATATGGCAACTACATCAAACTTATTAACTGGTGTAACTCCAACTGATTCAAATGGTGATGAGATTTTTGAAAGAACATCAAATCCAATTGGTACTGATTGTTTTGCTTTTTGTAGTGGTTTAACTAATTTTGGTTCAATACCAGCAACATTTAAATAAAAAGATATGTACTTAAAAGTTTCAGGTTCAACAATAATTTATCCATATTCCATTCAAATATTAAAGAATGAGAATCCTACCATTAGTTTTCCAACAACGATAAGTAATGATTTATTACAATCATACAATGTATATCCAGTTGAGTTGAAAAGTAGTGGGTACGATACTGATGATACAAAGGATGTAACTGAAGTTACACCTACTTTATCTGGTTCGGTTTATATACAAACATATGAAATAACTGATGCGGATACTGAAACAATAAACAAAAGAAAGGAAATCAAATGGTCAGAAATAAGAAGTACGAGAAATACTTTATTATCGGAGTCAGATTGGACACAATTTCAAGATTCACCAATAACAGGTTCATCACTAACCGATTGGCAAACTTACAGACAATCACTAAGAGATGTAACAACACAATCAGACCCATACGATATTACTTGGCCAAACAAACCTTCTTAGAAGTTAAAAGATATTTATTTAATATTTATATCAAAGAAAAGGTAATTATCACATGAGAATAGACCAACCCAGTTTTTCCGGTTCGATTACACAAGCTCCATCGGCATATGCTGATTTGAGTGGTTCGTTTACTGGTTCGTTTACTGGTTCACTTAGTGGTTCATTTATTGGAGATATTACTGTTCAACAAGCTGAATTTACGGATTTAGTTGTTAGACAGACATTAAATGTTGGTACGGAAAATACTGATGGTGGAATAAATATCATCAATAGTGGTTCAGTTCAAATAAGTGGTTCAATAAATGTAACAAATGGAAACGCATTTACAGTTGAAGGTGTAGATGTATTAGATTCTGCGTTGGCATTTTCAATAGCATTAGGATAAAGATATGGCAAATGTATTTAAAAATAGTATAAAAGGACCTGCAGGAACAGGTGGTTTAGGTGTTTACACAACACCAGCTGCTACAGCAACTACTGTTATTGGTGTAAATGTAGCTAATATTATATCTACAAATATTTATGTAGATGTACAAATAACTGATAGTTCTGCTGGAGTTACTAAATATTTAGTAAAAGGAGCAGTTATACCAAATGGTTCATCGGCAGTTTTAGTTGGTGGTGACCAAAAAGTAGTTTTAGAAGCAAGTGATTCGATAACTGTAACATCAAATGTTGATAATTCAGCAGATGTTATTTTATCAGTATTAGAGATATCATAAATAGAGGTTAATGGAATACGGAGGAAAGAACCCAAACGGAATCAATCAGGTCAGTCAAAGTTTACTTTCGATTGATGTTCAAGGTGTAGAACAATTAAACATATCAACCTCATCGGTTGATATTAATACGTCTTTGAATGTTGAAAGCGGAATAACTGCATCATCATTTACTGGTTCTTTTACTGGTTCATTCAAAGGAGATGGTTCTCAATTAGAAAGTATTCCAACTACTGCACTTACTGGTGATATTGGTAGAATAGCTGAAGGTTCAGCAACCGCATCAGTTTTAAATGGTACTTCATTCGAAGTAAATGTACCTACAAACATAGATGGTAATGTAACATCAACTGGAGATATTGATATTGAAGGTGAAATGTCAGCATCGATATATAGAGGTGATGGTGGTGGATTATACAACATCCCAGCTGATGCATTAGGTGATATAGATAGATTAAAATCAGGTTCAGTAGAAGCTATAATTTCACCTGATGGTGGTTTAAGAGTAGAAGCTGGTGTAACTGTAAGGGATTATCTTATCGTAACTGGTAGTAGTATATTCAAAGCAACTGCACAAGTAGGAACCGATTTAACAGTAACAGGTTCAGCAGATATACAAAACAATTTAACTATTGGTAATAATTTATCAGTAGCGGGAAGAATAACTTCTCAAGAATTATTAACAACATTTATTTCATCATCAGTAATTTACGCATCGGGTTCGAATGTGTTTGGTGATGAATCAACCGATACACACCAATTTACAGGTTCAGTATTAATTAAAGATTCGGTAGTAATTCCAGTCTTTAATTCAGCACCTTCTGGTGGTGTAGTTGGACAATTATATTATAACACTTCAGATACTAACATTTATCGTTATACTGCTGGTGGATGGGAACCTGCAGCTGGTACTGCTGGTACATCGGGTACAAGTGGTACTTCCGGTAGTGGAGGTACATCTGGTTCTTCAGGTTCAAGTGGAACTGCTGGAACTGGAGGAACTTCTGGTTCTTCAGGTACTTCTGGTTCTGGAGGGACAAGTGGTTCTGGTGGTAGTTCTGGTACTGATGGTTCTGAAGGAACCTCAGGTAGTGGTGGAACAAGTGGTTCTGGTGGAACAAGTGGTTCTGGTGGAACATCAGGTTCTTCTGGTACATCTGGAAGTGGTGGAACAAGTGGAAGTGGTGGAACTTCTGGTTCTGGAGGAACAAGCGGAAGTGGTGGAACAAGCGGAAGTGGAGGAAGTAGTGGTTCTGGTGGAACCTCTGGTTCAAGTGGTTCATCTGGTTCATCAGGTAACGATGGAGCTGATGGTGTTGATGGTGCTGATGGTGATGATGGTACATCTGGTGTAGATGGTACTGATGGTACATCAGGAAGTGGAGGAACTTCTGGTTCAAGTGGTACATCTGGTTCATCTGGTTCTTCAGGTGAAGATGGTGCTGCTGGTGAAGGTGGTACACCTGGTACTTCTGGTAGTGGAGGAACTTCTGGTTCAAGTGGTTCATCTGGTTCATCCGGCTCAAGTGGTACATCTGGTGAAGATGGAACATCGGGTTCATCTGGTTCATCTGGTACATCTGGAAGTAGTGGTACATCTGGTAGAGATGGTGCTGCTGGTGAGGGTGGTACGCCGGGTACATCTGGTTCATCGGGTTCAAGTGGAACGAGTGGTAGTGGAGGAACATCAGGTTCTTCTGGTTCATCGGGTTCAAGTGGAAGTTCTGGAACAAGTGGTAGTGGTGGTTCATCAGGTACTGCAGGTAGTGGAGGTTCATCAGGTACAAGTGGAGCAACTGGTGCTGATGGAGAACAAGGTGTAGATGGAGATGATGGAACATCAGGTTCTTCTGGTTCAAGTGGAACAAGTGGAAGTGGTGGAACATCAGGAAGTGGAGGTTCATCTGGTTCATCTGGTACATCAGGTAGTGGAGGAACGAGTGGTTCAGCTGGAAGTAGTGGAACTTCTGGAACTGGGGGAAGTGGAGGAACATCAGGTTCTTCTGGTTCATCTGGTACTGCTGGTAGTGGTGGTACATCTGGTTCAAGTGGAAGTAGTGGAACTTCAGGTAGTGGAGGTACATCCGGCTCTGGAGGAACAAGTGGTTCTGGGGGTACAAGTGGTTCTGGAGGAACATCAGGTTCTTCTGGTTCTAGTGGTACTTCTGGTAGTGGAGGTTCTTCTGGTTTATTAGCATTAACTGGTACTACTAATAATGGTGTAATTACACTTAATGGCTCAGCACCAAACGGAACTGTTGAAAGTAATCTTACTTTTGATGGAACAACTCTAAACATAACAGGTAATCTGAATGTAACAGGTACTCAAACAATTGTGAATACCGAAACTATTCAGTTAGCAGATAATATTATTACTCTTAATTCAAACTTTACATCAGGTACTCCATCGGAGAATGCTGGTATTGAAGTTTTAAGAGGTTCATCAGCAACTAAACAATTTATTTGGAATGAAAGTAGAGATAGTTGGATTGCTGATTCTCATTTAGAGGCTCTTGGAAATATTGTAGCAGGAACTACATCTAAACAATCAAATACTGCTATTCAAGTACTAGCAGGAGATTCATATCGTGCTGGATTTGAGGCTTATGGTAGTGGTCAAGGTACAGGTTATCTTTATGTAGGACAATCTGCAACATATGGTGGTGGTATTTCTTATAATGGAGATAATTCACCTGCATTTATTAGTGGTGAGGGTTCTGACCGAATTACTTTCTTTAGAAGGGAAGCCGGAACAAATACAGAAGTATTTAGCTATTCTTATGCAAATAGCCAAGTAGACTTTAATGGTACAATAACTGCTGCAAATATCAACACTGGACAAGGTACAACTGAGGTTTATCTAATGAATCAAAATGTTCGTACAACTGACGCAGTAACATTCGCAACTGTAAATACTGGTCATGGTGCAAACGAATTGTACGCAATGAATCAAAATGTTCGTACATCCGATTCAGTAGTATTCTCTCAGTTAAGAGTAAACGAATATATTAGACATAATGGTGATGATAACACTTATGTTAGATTTAGAGGAGATGATTTACAATTAGTAGCTGGTGGTAGAAATATCATAAGAATGGATGAAGGTACTGACCCAGATAAAGTAGAATTAGGGGATTCGAGTACTCAAACATATACTGAAGGACAATTAATTGTTGGAGATGCATCACCAACATATACTATAAACGATAATACTCCAATAGTAGGTTCAAATACTAATAATGTACTACATATCGATGGTTCAATTCAGTTAAAAAATAATAACGATGCTATTGTAATTGGTAGAGGTACATCAACATTCCTTAAAGATGAAGAACTTGGATTCGGATGGGGTGGTGGTTGGTATATGACCGATGGTACTTACCTAAGAGTAAGAAATAATAAAATTCTTTATTCAACTGGTGAATTTTGGGCTAGTAGATTTAATGATGTAAATGATACTGGATATTATGGTGATTTCGCATCTACATCAAATTTAAATAATCTCAATGTTAATCACTTTGGTATAAACAATAGTAGTAGTGGAACAAGAGATGGTATATCTTTATATGGAGGATATTCAGCAGGTGAACCTACTTATGGTATTTTATTCACAGGTACAAGTTTAGGAACACATGGTGGTGTAACTGGTGATTGGGCTACATACTTTACAATGAGTAACACTTCTAATAGAGGTTGGATATTCAGAAGAGTGGGTAGTGGTAATGCTGCTAGTATCTCAGCTGCTGGTTTAGGACAATTTAATGATAGTGTTCGTGCACCAATCTTTTATGATACAAATAATACGGGAAGATATGTAGACCCAGCTGGAACATCTTCGATGTTGAATATCAATATGAATAATGGTACTTTAAGTAATGTTAATCATATTACAATAAATGATCCTGGTGCTAGTGAAGGTATCCAATGGTTAAATGGTAATGATTGGAGAATCTATGAATCTCCTGATAATATGAGTAATTCATCGGGTAATTTACAATTTACTCAAGGTACTACATTTAGATTCAGAGTAGATACATCAGGTAATAGTTGGTCATCCGCATCATCCAGAGCACCTATTTTCTATGATTCAAATAATAGTGGATATTACTTTCATGGAGATGGTACTACACAAATGTATCGTACTGAAATTAATAATCAGTTAAGATTAGAAAGTGGAGCACCAATTTATTTATACACATCAGCTGGAAATCAAAGAGGATATCTTCAAGCAACTGATACAAACGATGCTCATTTAATTATAGCAACATCAGGTGGTGAAGATATTTCATTCAGAGATGGTGGTTTAGGTGGTACATGGAATCAAATCATTAGAGGAGATGGACAAGTTCTGATTAATTCTAGACTTGATGTTCCTATAATGTATGATAGAAATGATACAAACTATTACGCAAATCCTGCTGGAACTTCTGTATTTAACGGATTAACTGTTGGTGGATACAACGTTCTTACTGGTGGTAATCTTGAAAATTATGTAGCAAATATTGAGAATGGTTCATTCTACAATATTACTGATTCAATGACTGATGCTGAAGTAAGAGCACAACTTGGTACAACATCAACTAAGGTAACTAAAGTAGATGATAGTACTGCACCGGCAGAAGGAGCATTTAAAGTTACTGGTTATTTAGGATTTGATGATGGTAGATATATTAAGATTGATAAAGAATCTCAATATACTTTTGAAGTTTGGGTTAAAGTAATTGATGGTGGTGATAGCAACCAAAGATTATATATGGGTTGGACAATGTATGATAGAAATAAATCATCATATGGTAACTCTAAAAGATATTGGGGTTCTGGTGGAAATCAATTTGATACTAACTCTAATACAAATGGTTGGTATAAAGTAACTGGAAAAATAAAAGGTACAGGATTCCATGCAGATGCTCAATACGCTAGACCAGTACTTCTTTTTAATTATTCATCAAATGTGGGTGTAACTCATTATTGTGGATTAAAACTTTACAAATCAGAGCAGAGTCTTGGTAGATTAAGATTACATGGTAGTTATACTAATAATGCTTCATATGTTCATAACTTAACTGACCAAAGATATCCATACATTGAAGGTGGTGATAGTAACGCATTAAGAATACAATCAAATAGTGGATATGTTGATTTTGGAGCAATGAATACTTCACATCTTCATATGTACACCGATAGAGGTTCATTCTATACCAACAAGATGATGTACATTAATGGTGGTACTGAATTAAGACAGGGTGATGTTAGAGCATCTATATTCTATGATAAAGATACTACATCAAGATATCTAAATCCGAATGGTACATCAAGAGTAAACGAAATTGAAATATACGATACTATAAGAATGACTAATTATGGTATTGGTATCACTGGTACATATACATCTACAAGATTACAAACTATCTTTAATATGGATGACCAGTATTCTATCGCACAAGATGGTAATGCTACAAATAACGCATATGGTTTATATTGGTCTCATCCAAACGCAGGTTCATTAGGTGGAGCTAACAACTTAAATGACCATGGTTTATTGATTATCAATAATGGTTCATTTAGAGCAGCAATCTCAAGTAGAGCAGTATTTAGTTCTGATGTTAGAGGTACTCAATTCTATGATTACAATAATACTGGATATTATGTAAATCCAGCAGGTCAATCTCATATGAATACTCTTACCTTAGCAGGTAATAGAATCGGATTCATCAATACATCATTTGATGCTGAAATTAGAGTATCTGATTCTAATCCTGATGGAACTGGTGCAGAATTTACATTCTATGGTGATACTGGAGCTAGAAACGCACAACTTTCAGCCGAAGTAGGTAGTTTTAACGCAAGAGTTAGAACACCTATAATGTATGATTACAATGATAGTGGATATTATGTTGACCCTAATTCACTTACTAATCTTAATAACTTAACTGTACAAGGTACATTAAACTTAAATGGTACTGTTGATTTAGGTGATGATTATGAAATAGATGTTCATAAAACAATAGCTATCAACTCAACATTAAGTGCAAGTGGTACTCAAGCTCGTAGATTTGAAATTGCTAGGATTTCAATGGATTGGAACGATTGGAATGGTACTGGTACATTTGAAGTAGAATTACACGAACAATATTATGGTAGAGGTTCTAAAAAGACATACCAAGTATTTTGGGGATATTATAACGCATATCAAGTAAGATTAGTTGATGCTAATGTCTATGGTAACAATCATTTTAGAGTAACGATTGGTTCACCTGTAACAATTAGTGGAGATATTAGATATGTACCTGTTTATGTAGATGTAAGATACTACACTCAGGTAAAAGCAAGAGTTAGAACTACTAGAGCTGTAACTTATACTGATAGTACACCTTCTAGAAGTTGGGCATATATAAATAAATCACCAAGTGTAACTAATATATCAGATTTTTCTGGAGATTCTATCATTTATAAAACCGAAACATCACTAGCAGCTGATGTGTTCTATGATTCAAATAATACTGGTTACTATGGTAACTTTGCTTCTACTTCATATATGAATGATTTAAGGGCTAACATTTTCTACGAAAGAGAAAACACCGCATACTACTTTGGTAGTTCACAAGGTGATGCTCGAATGAGAAATGTTAGAACAAATAACATTCAAGTTGAAAATGGTGCTACTCTAACTTCGGTTAATGGAAGTGGTAGAATTTATATGGGTGGTAACTTCCATATTGATGCATATAACGGAAATGATATTTATGTAAACTACTATTCTAATAGAAGATTCAGAGTATGGAATGGTTCATCAGCTGAAAGATTTAGAGTAGATACAAATGGTATTGTATATGCATTCTCACAAGTACGTTCACCAATCTATTATGATTATAACAATACTGGATATTATGTAGACCCTGCATCTTTCTCAAACTTTAATAGTGGTTTAAGAGCAACTGAAATCTACGCAAGAAACTGGTTCAGAAACGATAATAGTGGTGAAGGTTTATATAACCAAGCAACTGGAATGCATTGGTATTCTGATTCATCATCTAGATTTAGATTATATTCTGGTAGTTCTTCTACATCACAAATTATGTTAACAACTTCTGGTAACTCTGTTAGGGGTTATCTATACGCAACTAATTCAAACGAAATTGGTTTATTAGATGCTGGTGGAAGTTGGGCAATTAGACACGCAAATGATAATGGTACTTATTTCTATACTGATGGTAGTTCATTGGAATTCAGAGTAGGTAGAGATACAGTAACTGGTAACTATGGTACTGTTCAAACCTCAAGTACTAGAGGTGGTTGGGGTGGATACTCAATTAATGGCCATTGGGTGTTTATGCATGACCATTCAAACGCAGCAGGTATCTACAATGATATTGAAAATGAGTGGGCTATCTTAATGTATAGAAACTCTTATGTAGAGTTAATGTACAACGGAACTTGGGAATTAGCAACTCGTAGTGGATATGGTTTAGCTAGAGGTTCAATGAGAGCACCACTCTTCTATGATTCAAATGATACTGGATATTATATAGACCCTAATTCAACATCTAATACAGCACTTCGTATGAGAGGTGGAGCATTATTTGGACCAAATCAAAGTTGGGGTGAATATCTTGCAGTAGGTGGTAACGGTAGATGGACTGGTTCATACGCAAGTGTTGCTTCAACAAATGGTAACTTACACTTAGATGCGAGAAGTGGAAGAAGTATGTACCTAAACTGGTATACTGGTGGAACTGTTTATGTAAATGGTTCAATGCAAGCAGATATTTACTATGATAGA